AAGGAACAGATGTTCCAGATCCACTCAAATCTCTAGAAGCCAAAAACGGTGCGTTGTATCTAGGAGCATCATAATGATTTAAATAAAAGAATAAATTTCTTGTAGGATTCGGCACATTAAATTTATAACGAATTTGATTCATATTTTGAGAATCCACTTTGTCAAACGAATAATGTTGTGTTATAGGAACACGAATATCAGATAAACGAAATTTATTTGCTTCGGGCTTATCCAAATATATGTATTCTGCTAAAATGTATGTTTCTCCTAAGTTAAAATTATTCGACATTTGTATTCCAGGTATTTGACTTACAGGATTATTTGGCAATCCTGTTACATTGGAACCTGAAGTATTTGATTGATAGAATACAGCGTTAGATAAAGGAAAATATGCTTCACCTGGTGAAGGATTGGTTTGACTAAAACTTTTATATGAATCAGAAACATAAAGGTTATTAATGGTATTAAATGTTACTGTTAACTTAATTTGATCTGCTTGAATTGCGTCAATTGGTAGAGCCAAAGCACTATCTCCGCAACTAAACCAAAAAGGTAATGGTGTTACAACACGAGTATTGGATTCATTGTAGCCAAAGGATTGATATGTAAATCCATTATCTTTTCTTTGTATAAGTTTATTCATAGATATTTGTTTTTCCAAAGGATTGTAAAACTCATCCATAACTTCTAAAAGTCTTCCATTTAGAATCTCTACACGAGCACCACCGATTTCTATCATTGCTTCATTTAACAAAGCGTGTCCCAAACTATTCGTCCAACCGAATGATGGTCCAACAAAATTTACATTCGAACGTGCTACATTTTGAGTAGTATAAATATCAGGCATAGTTGTTACCAAATGTAAACGACTAATAAGATGTCCTTTTCTAGGCAATGTAATTGTAGCGGAGTGACCGAATGACGGAGTTGTATCAAAATCCAATCGAACCCATTGTGTTGTAAATCTTCCCGCTTTCACAAAGACTTTCGTAAATAGACTAATATCAGGTTCTCCTTTTGTACATAATAATCTACTATCTTGAACTCCGGAATTTAAAACACGGAGTAAGGAAGCAGCCATCTAACTACAATAAATAAATGTTCCTATAAGTATTTTTTATCGTATTTTTTTTTGAAAACATATTAGTATGTCCACACGTAAAGTTCGTATTTCAAGGAAGAAAACGCTGAAGTTTAACAAACTATATAATGGATTGTCCGGATTTGGTTTAGGACATTCAGATGGAGAACACGCCATTACATATGGTGAATTAAAAGATGAAAGTCTTCCTATCCTCTATGAAATATTCTCTCGTTACGCACCATTATCCAATATTGTAGGTTCTTATAGAAATTTTTATGATCTTGGTTCTGGTGTTGGGAAAGTTGTTCTAGGATTATCTGCTCTAAATTCATCTTTAAAAGGTATAGGTATTGAAGTTGTTTCAGAACGTGTTCAACAAGCAAATACTGCTTTACAACGTGTGCGTGATTCATCTTTGAAACAAAGGATTGAATTTTTATGCTTATCATTTTTAGATGATTCTATTCATTATGGGAAAGCATGTTGGCTCTTTATTTCTAACTTATGTTTTACAGAAGATGTGAAACAGAAGTTAACTGAAAAGTTAGAAAGAGAATTAAATGCGGGTGCTATAATAGTATGTTCAAAAGAATTACATTCAGATAAATTTATACAAGTCAATTATATTACTTTACCAATGAGTTGGTCCGATGAATCAAAGGTATATGTTTATAAGAAGATTTAAGTGAAAGGTTTATCGCTATTAATATGATTATTATTAAAAACGTAAAAATATCTTTTACCAAATTCAATTATACTAGATTTGTTAAAATGAATTGCTTTTCTAACAGCGTCGCCTTTTAAATAATGATTAAAATCTGGAACAGAACTTATTGGTTCTGCTGATACAAATTTATAATTATCAAGAGAATTATCCTTTGCTATTTGTTCTATAAATCTAGTCATATTTCTGTGCTGAATCTGTTTACCATCTGATCGCTTATCTGGACCATAATAGTGAACTATATAATTGCTTGGGCATAATCCACCCATTAAAATAGGAATAGTTGGTTTATTTGGTCTTGATATATTTGCTCTTAATGAATTTAACATAGTTGTAAGCTTATTTTTATATAAATTCGTATTTGGATAATTACGAAAAACAGGCGGATCTGCTGTTGCTGCTGGGTTAAATATTGTCCCTGAATCTGCTTCTCCTTGATGCCATAAAATGCCCTTAACTTCAGAATCAGGATATGCGTCTAAAGCAGTTTGTATTTTTTTTAAAGATTTTTTATATAATAACTTACCTCCTGAAGCATCCCGTAACCAATCGCCACTAAAAAATCCAGTTCCACCCCATGCACACCCAATTAATAATACTTTTCTCCCAGAATCAGGTCTTTCTTTAACATATTGACGAGCAAAACTTAGACCAAATCCATAGTATAAATAATTGTTTTTTGGACCCAATCTAGGAGTATGCACACCTTCTAAATGGTCAAGAGTATCAAAAGCAGGGATAATACGATTATTATATGAAAATGCTCTAATATTTTCATTAAATTCATTGTTAAAATCATCAAAATAGAATGGATTATTTTTCATATCATAAGTTCCACCTGAAGGTTTATCAAATGTATATTCTTGCGAAGCTCTTCCAGCAGCATTAGATTGCCCTATTATAATAAATATATCATATTTTTGTTTACTAAAAGCTGTCATTTCTCTAATTAAAGCATGATAACAATTTTTTGCTTGAAAATTAGAATCAAATAATAAAGGATATTGTGTAACACCACCAATACTATTTAGCCAAGATTTATCATCTGTTAATCCCCAGACTGTAAAGTTTGTTACACCATATTTTAAAGCAATTTTTATAATATCTGTAAACCATTTTACTTGTTCACTAGTATCATTATCATTTGGATTAGGAGTAGGAAAATCAACTTCTGTAAAGTGAACTTCAAATCTTTCTTTAATATATTTTAATGTTATAGCGTCAATTATGTCAGTATTATAACTATGGCATTGTAATCCGATTCCATGTAATAAACTATGATCTTTTAAATCTTTTAATGTATTAAATATATCATTATTTGATAATACATCAGTATCATTATAAAATAGTCTAATATACGCATTAGGTTTATCAAGATTATCTGGATTACTAAGTGTATATGATGGTAATGTTATTAAACTACTATTAGCATATTTAAATAAATTTGAAAAATATGAATCACCCATTATTCTTTGTCCTATATTTCCTGCCTTTGGAGTTCCATTAGGGTCCAATGCTTCATTTGCTACTTGCCAATTATAAATAATATATGGAGAATTACTATCAAAGTGAGATATAACAGTTGATATATGACTATTAAAAATATTTGACATAATATTTGATGTAAGGTTTCCACTACTGTCTAAATCTGTTACAAATTTAGGGACATTCGAATCATACCATAATACATTCCCCAACATTTTCATATTATGTGTTTTAGCAAAATTAAAAACAACATCAGCATTTGAATAATCGTAAGAGGTTTCTGTAGTATAATTAGCAGTAGTCGCTACAGAATCGGTTCGTATTGAATCAGGTTTCATATTATTTTCACATGTAATAGAGTCAAATACATATGGAATAATTTTTGCATACTTATCTTTGTTAGTATCTGTTGTTAGTTTATCTGAATCCATTGCTACACCAAAAGTCATTGGGCAACAATATTTTTGACTTATTACACTAAGTGATTCAAAATTACTCATCCTACCATATATCAATTTAATCTTCAAACAATTTATTACACACACCATTCTCAAAACGGAGCCAATTGATTCCTATACAAAATACTTTCACTTCCCATTGACATCCCTTTGGTGCTTCCACTTCTAAAACCAATCGTAAACTATTTAATCGTGAAGCATTCAAAGAACCTGATGGTTGATGCTCTCCAGGTGTTCTGGCAAATGGATATCCGTATATATATTTATTGTAACTAACAATACCCCCTTTGTGATGTGATGATATTAAACTTCTATAATAATCTTCTGGAGCTTCACATAGAGTTATACCATTCGCTTGTAACTTCGCAGATTTCATTAATGGTTTCAAAGGATTGAATGTAGAATCGTAATCTTTCTCTAGAACAGCAGAATAATTCGTCCATTCATTATTTAATGAGACATCTTTTTGACGAACAAACCATAGAATCTCTTCTAAAGGATGATTGGCTTCTAATGGCAATTGAATATTCACAGAATCAGTAGAATTTTTAGAAACTAAATATTTTAATGGTTCATCAAATGTAAAAGTCTGAACTTCTCGGAACAAATGTTCAAAAGGATCTCTTAACATTTTTGTTCTATCTATGCCATCTAGGTAAGCGCCATATGTTACTAATTTCACTTGTTTAAAATCTGGAACAACTCTTGTTACTTCTACACTTCCTTGATTAAATACTATAGTTTCACCTAGAGGCACAGAATCACAAGAATTACGATATCCTCTTCTCTGTCTCACAACATCTTTAAAAGGTCTAAATGTAATATGTATTCTCGCAGAACCTTCTTTAATCGCAATCATTGGTAAAGACTCTTTCAACTTCGTGCGCATAAAAAAGAATGGTAAAAAACAAAAAAGAGAACCATCTTCTATTGGAAAATTTCTTTTAGGATTCCAAGATAATAAATCAGGTATAGATACAGAACCCAATGAATCAGTTGATATACCAAATTGACAATTCAAATCATTGAATAAAGAAGAATAAAGATAAATAAAATCTCCATCAATCTCTTCAATAGTAACTCCATCAATTTCTAACTCTGCTTTTTCAATTAATGAAGAACCTAATGAATTCGCAAAGAACCAAGCAGTATTCACATTACTATATGTGTAATTAAGACCAGCAATGTTGGTTAACGTTGTTAAATCTAACCAATGATTTAGACTGACTTGAATCGCAGCACCATACATAAGATCACCACAAGGTAATGAACCTATATCAAATGTAAATCGTTGTCCGTAAGAGGCTGGACCACGAAATGAAAAATCTTGTATGCTAGGAACAAAAGGAATGTTACGTCTATTTTGATTTCTTGTAAACCAAGTTAGATTTGTATCTAGAGGAAACAAATCATTCTCTTGAGCATCACGATTTGTTAAATCTAAAAGTGTTGTTATATCTCCTCCAGGTCTTTTATATTCCATCTATTACTATTGTTTAATCCTTTTTAACCTTTGGAGAAGGTAGAGGCGTTGTTATAACTTTTTCATTATCTACATAAACTTGTAACTGTTCATCACTATTCGTAACCTCTCTAACAAATTTTATAATGGTAAGTGTTTCTTTATTATATCCATTATTATATCTTGTCACCTTTAATGCAGGATGCATTTTTATATAATGCTATTATAAATTCAATTATCAATTTTATGAATAAATTTGTTTAAAATAAAATGTTAAACAATGAATCGTTGGATATTCATCTGTTCTATTTTCAATTGTAAGATACTTACAAGGACAACTAACTATTTGATTATATGTTATTAATTCAAGAATGATGTAACATTTAAGACATTGGACTTTCATACTATATAAAAAATTACTATATACT